ATGACCTTGCGCTTTGCGCCGGAGCGGATCGAGCTATGGCCGCTCGAGCGGCTCTCCGCCTATCCGCGCAACCCGCGCACGCACTCGGATGAGCAGGTGACACAGATCGCCGCCAGCATGGTCGAGTTCGGCTGGACCAATCCGGTGCTGGTCGCGGGCGATGGCACGGTGATCGCCGGGCACGGGCGCCTCGAGGCGGCGCGCCGTCTCGGGCTCGATGCCGTGCCGGTCGTGGTGCTCGATCATCTGACCGAGGCGCAGCGCCGCGCCTACGTGATCGCCGACAACAAGCTCGCGCTCAACGCCGGCTGGAACGAGGAGCTGCTCGCGGCCGAGCTGCATGCGCTGAACGGCGAAGGATTTGATCTTGCGCTGACCGGGTTCTCCGACGCCGAGCTCGACGCGCTGATGGCGCCGCTCGACGACGAGGATGCAACGGCGGGAGAGAGTCGCGACGATGCCGACGAAGCGCCGGAGCCCCTTCGCGAGCCCGTAAGCCGGCCCGGCGACCTTTGGCATCTCGGCGAGCATCGATTGCTCTGCGGCGACAGCACCGATCCCTCGGCCGTGCAACGGCTGATGGACGGCGAGCATGCGACGCTCACGTTTACAAGCCCGCCCTACGGCAATCAGCGGGATTACACGACCGGCGGGGTCAGTGACTGGCACGCGCTGATGCGCGGAGTCTTCACTAACCTGCCGGTTACCGGCGACGCACAGGTGCTCGTCAATCTCGGGCTGATTCACCGCGACAATGAGTGGCAACCCTACTGGCAGAGTTGGCTCGAATGGATGCGCGGTGAGGGCTGGCGCCGGTTCGCCCTCTACGTCTGGGACCAGGGTCCAGGTCTGCCGGGCGACTGGAATGGTCGCCTGGCGCCGGCCTTCGAGTTCGTCTTCCACTTCAATCGCACGGCGCGCAAGCCGAACAAGATCGTGCCCTGCAAATGGGCCGGCCACGTCAACGATACGCATGGTGGGATGCGCAACCGTGACGGTCATGTCGGCGCGTGGAGCCACGCCGGTCAAGGCGTTCAAGACACGCGCATCCCTGACAGCGTCATCCGCATCACGCGGCACAAGGCACGTGGGCTGGAGACCGAGCACCCAGCGGTGTTCCCGGTCGCGCTGCCGGAGTTCGTGATGCGCGCCTACAGCGACGAACACAACATCGTCTACGAACCTTTTGCCGGATCGGGCACCAGCCTCATCGCCGGTGAGCGAACCGGCCGGAAGGTGCGAGCGATCGAGCTTGCACCCGAATACGTCGATGTCGCGCTGCGCCGCTGGCGCAAGCTCTTCCCCGATCAGCCAGTGACACTCGATGGCGACGGAAGCACCTTCGAAGCGGTCGCGCGAGCGCGCGGGGTCGCAATCCCAGCCGACGACTGAGCGGCTCAAGGTCGAGAGCTGGCCGATCGAGCGGCTTCTGCCCTATGCCGCGAACGCCCGGACCCATCCCGACGATCAGGTCGCCCAGATCGCCGGCTCGATTGCGGAGTTCGGTTTCAACGTGCCGTGCCTGGTCGATGATCGGGGCGTGCTGATTGCCGGTCATGGGCGGCTACTCGCCGCGCGGCGGCTCGGCCTTGAGGAGGTGCCGGTCATCCGCCTCGGTCATCTGACCGAAGCGCAAGCGCGCGCCTTCCGGATCGCGGACAACCAGATCGCCCTCAACGCAAGCTGGGACGAGGCGCTGCTTGCCGCGGAGGTGGCGCGTCTTAGGGAGGACGGGGTCGATCTCGATCTTCTGGGCTTCGGTGAGGACGCGCTCGACCGCTTGCTCGACAGGCTGGACGGTAGCGAAGGCGGCCCGGCCGGCGAGGAGGTCGTCCCGGAGCTGCCCACGGATCCCGTCACGCGCCCGGGCGATCTCTGGCTGCTTGGAAAGCATCGGCTGCTGTGCGGCGATGCGACCAAGGCGGCCGATGTCGACAAACTGCTGGCTGGAGCCGTTCCACATCTGATGGTGAGCGACCCGCCTTACGGTGTCGAGTACGATCCGGCCTGGCGCAACGAAGCGGGCGTGTCGGCCACGGCACGAATCGGCAAGGTGACAAACGACCATCGTGCCGATTGGCGCGAAGCCTGGGCGCTGTTCCCGGGCGAGGTCGCCTACGTTTGGCATGCGGGCGTGCATGCGCGTGCCGTTGCCGAGAGCCTGGAGGTCTGTGGTTTCCAGGTCCGTTCGCAGATCATCTGGGTGAAGCCGCACTTCGCGCTCTCCCGGGGCGACTATCACTGGCAGCACGAGCCGTGCTTCTATGCGGTGCGCAAGGGCGCGAACGGACACTGGCAGGGCGCCCGCGATCAATCGACCGTCTGGCAGATTGGCCACTCCGGCGAGGAGGACGAGGCAACGGCGCATGGCACGCAGAAGCCGGTTGAGTGCATGCGCCGGCCGATCGTCAACAACAGCAAACGCGGGGATTTGGTCTACGAGCCGTTTGCCGGCAGCGGCACCATGATCATCGCGGCTGAGAACACGGGACGAGTCTGCCTCGCGCTGGAGATCGACCCGCGCTACTGCGACGTCATCGTCGAACGGTGGCAGCGCTTCGCTGGCGGCAAGGCCGTCCGTGAGGCTGACAAGCGCAGCTTTGATGAGATCAAGACGGTGGAAGTGGCAACATGAAGCAAAGCCGCTTCATGTCGCTCGCCGAGTCGATCGCCAATGTTGCGGTCGGCTATCTTCTCGCGCTTGCGACGCAGGTGATTGTGTTCCCGTTGTTCGGAATCAAGGCGAGCCTTCCTGAGAACTTGGCCATCGGCGCGGCGTTCACCGGCGTGTCCGTGCTGCGCTCGTATATAATGCGCCGCTTGTTCGAGGCTTGGCGCGTCCGCCGCGAACGATTCGCGCTTACCCGCCATTCCGATCATGAAATGATCGGGCCCGCCCGATCATAGCAATCAAATTGCAGCTTAATCGCTTGGCTCCTGTGGCGAGCAGCGCCTGTATGACGCCATCACGATGGAGATGGCGATGACCAGGACAATCCTTCCGACCGCCAATGAAGCCTGGGGCTTCTGGGGTACCTGCGGCCGCAATGGTTACGACCAGGCCATGGCCTGGGAAGCAGCAAGCGATGCTCTGGCCACGGCTTTCGATCTGACGCCCGAGCAGGTGCGCGAGCTGCTGGATGCCCGGTTCGGGCGGCACCTCGCCGACGATCTGAGCTTCATTCCGGGCGGGCCGGTGAGCCGGGAGGCGATCGAGAGCCACATCATGGCGCGCCTTGCCGATCGTGGCTGGCACAAGTGGTTCGAGCAGGCGGTTCGCGAAGCAAGGGGTGCCTGATCATGACGAGCCCGCTCACCCGCGCTGACATCGCCCGCATCCGCGAGGGCGCCATGGTCATCACCACATACGACACCGCACACGGAGCGCTATTGCCGAATGCCCGCTGGAGCGAGCCCAGACGCGTCGTCGAGGTGTTCGCGCGCAAAGACGATATCTACGGCAAGGCCTTCGTGTGCTTCTATACGGAATTCGGTGAGAATGCCCGGCTTTCGGGTGGTGCCAAGGAGGGCGATATGCACCTGCGTATCGTCGCCGACGCGCCATAGCGCCTGGGCTTTCGGCTCCATCGCCCCGCCTCGCACGGCGCGACCGGGGCTCAAGGCAGTAGGAGGGCAGCGATGGTCGCTGCCCGTCTAGGCAAGGAGCCATCCATGGCGCTCTCTGATACCCAGCTCGTCGTGCTCTCGGCCGCCTGCCAGCGGTCGGACCGCTCGGTCTATCCGCTCCCTGCCGGGCTTCCCGGCGGCGCCGCCGCCAAGGTGCTGGGCGCGCTGCTCAAGCAGGAATTGATCAAGGAGGTCCAGGCCAAGCGCGAGGATACGGTCTGGCGCGAGGACAAGAAGCGTGGCCAGCTGACGCTGCGCGCAACGCCGGCGGCCTTCAAGGCGCTCGGCATCGATCCGACCGAGGCCGCGGCTGGCGAGGCCGAGAAGGAGCGTGACACGGCGGAGGCCGAGGGGATCAACGCCCGGCTCGTTCCCGACCCCTCCCGCGAACCGCAGCCTGTCGCCGAGACGGATCGCGGACAACGGCCCCGCCGGCGTGCGGAGATCGAAGGAAAAACCCGCACCGACACCAAGCAGGCCAGGCTGATCGCGATGCTCGAACGCCCCGAGGGGGCGACCATCGAGGAGATCGCCACGGCCTTGGCGTGGCAGCCGCACACGGTGCGCGGGGCGATCGCGGGCGCGCTCAAGAAGAAGCTGGGCCTCAGCGTCGCATCCGAAAACGATGACGTCCGCGGACGGGTCTACCGCATCATCGAATGAGCCAAGTCCAGCCTCTCATGGCCCGGATCGAAGCAAGCCGCCGGCGAGCCAAGGTCGGCGGCCTTGCGCGTGGCTGGTCCGGTGAGGGCCATCATGCAGGGAATGAGCGAGCGCCAGTATGCGGCCCATGCCGGCATCTCGCGCGGCGCCGTGCAGAAGGCGCGCACTGCCGGGCGGCTGGTGCTGTTCCCCGACGGCTCGATCAACGCCCGGGCTTCCGACATTCGGCGCGCTGCTACGACGGACCCGAGCAAGCAGCGCCAACAGGCTGGCAAGCCATCGCGGCTCAAACCGGTAGCGGAGGCCGCGGTCGGCTCGGTGCGCGAGACGCTCAAGGAGCAGGGGCTGCCTGCGGGCGGCAACGTCACCTTCGTCCAGGCGCGGACCGCGCACGAGATCGCCAAGGCGCATCTGGCGCGCCTCAAGCTGCAGGAACGCAAGGGGGAGCTCATCGACCGGGCCCGCGCCACCGCGCTCGTCTTTCGCCTTGCGCGCGAGGAGCGTGATGCTTGGGCGAACTGGCCGGCGCGGGTTGCGGCCCTGATGGCGGCCGAGCTCGGCGTCGAGGCGCATGCGATGCAGAAGGCGCTCGAGGCCCATGTCCGCGCGCATCTCGCCGAGCTCGCCGAGATCACGCCGGCCTTTCGGTAGCGTGTCGACGGCATCGACACATTGGCGCAACGGGTCGACCGAATTCCGGATTTCCGACAGATAGCTCTTGGATGATCTTTTCGTCTTCGATGGCGCCGACGAGCTTGCACAAACCTGGGGCGCGGGGCTTGCCCCCGACCCGGCGCTCACTGTCTCGCAATGGGCCGACCGGCACCGAATTTTGAGCCCGCGCGCCTCGGCCGAGCCCGGGCGCTACCGCACCGACCGCACGCCGTACATGCGGGCGATCATGGATGCGCTGTCGCCGGCCCACCCTGCAAGGCGGGTCGTGGTGATGAAGTCGGCTCAGGTCGGCTTCACCGAGGCCGGCAACAACTGGATCGGCTACGTCATCCATCATGCGCCGGGGCCGATACTCGCGGTCCAGCCGACGGTGGAGCTCGCCAAGCGCTTCTCGCGTCAGCGCATCGATCCGCTGATCGCCGAGAGCCCGTCCTTGCGCGAGCGGGTGAAGCCCGCCCGCTCGCGCGACGCCGGCAATACGGTCCTGTCGAAGGAGTTCCCGGCCGGGCTCCTCGTCATCACCGGCGCGAACAGTGCCGTGGGTCTGCGCTCGATGCCGGCGCGGTATCTGTTCCTCGACGAGGTCGACGCCTATCCGCCGTCTGCCGACGAGGAAGGAGATCCTGTTGCGTTGGCCGAAGCTCGCACGCGCACGTTCTCGTGGCGCTCCAAGGTGCTCATCGGCTCGACGCCCACGATCCACGGGCTGTCGCGGATCGAGCGGGAGTACGAGACGTCGGACCAGCGGCGCTACTTCGTCCCGTGCCCGCACTGCGGAGCGATGCAGTGGCTCAAGTTCGAGCGGCTGCGCTGGGAGAAAGGCAAGCCCGAGACCGCACATTATACGTGTGAGACCTGCGACGGCCGGATCGAGGAGCACCGCAAGACGGCGGTGCTCGCGGCCGGCGAGTGGCGCCCGACCGCGCAAGCCCAGGACCCCGGCACGATCGGGTTCCACATCTCGGCGCTCTATTCGCCGGTCGGATGGTTCTCTTGGGAGAACATCGCCCGGCTCTGGGAGGCCGCGACCACCGACGAGGCCAAGCGCAGCTTCAAGAACAGCGTGCTGGGAGAGACCTGGGTCGAGACCGGCGAGGCGCCGGACTGGCAGCGGCTCTACGAGCGGCGCGAGACCTGGCCGATCGGTACCGTGCCGCGCGGCGGCCTGTTTCTCACCGCCGGCGCCGACGTGCAGAAGGACCGCATCGAGGTCTCGATCTGGGCCTGGGGCCGCGGCCTCGAAAGCTGGCTCGTCGATCATGTCGTGCTCGACGGAGGCCCAGAGCGCGACGAAACGTGGGCCAAGCTCTCGGCGCTGCTTGGGCGCACATGGCCGCATGCGCAAGGCTTGCGCCTTGGCATCGCAAAGCTTGCGATCGACACCGGCTACGAGGCGCCTGCGGTCTATGCCTGGGCGCGCCAGATCGGTCACGCCCAGGTCGCGCCGATCAAGGGCGTCGAAGGATTCAACCGAGCGGCGCCGGTGATCGGCCCCACCCATGTCGACGTGACCGAGGGCGGCAAGAAGCTGCGCCGCGGCGCGCGGCTGTGGACGATTGCGGTTGCGACCTTCAAGAGCGAGACCTACCGCTTCCTGCGCCTTGCGGCACCGACCGACGAGGAACTCGCCGCGGGGGCGAAATTCCCCGCAGGCTACGTGCATCTGCCGCGTGGCGTTGACGCCGAATGGGTCAAGCAGCTCGTCGCCGAGCAATTGGTCACGGTCAAGACCAAACGGGGCTTCACCCGGCTCGAGTGGCAGAAGCTGCGCGAGCGCAACGAGGCACTCGACTGCCGTGTCTATGCGCGCGCCGCCGCCTGGATCGCCGGTGCCGACCGGTGGACGGAGGCGATGTGGCGCGATCTCGAACGGCAGATCGGCATGCCGACAAATGACGACGAGCCATCGCACTTGACGGATGATGCATCGGACGCGCAGCCACTCGCCGGGGTGGTGCGGCGCTCCCCCTTGCGCCGTGGCCGGCGCGTGTTCCGATCGAGCTATCTGTAGTTGATCGCCCATGACCGTCGAAGAGCTGATCGCGCAGCACGAGGCGCTGCTGGCCGCGCGCTTTCGCGGCGTGCGCACGGTCGAGATCGAAGGCCGCCGGGTCACCTACGCGAGCGACGCTGAGATGGCGGCCGCGATTGCAGATTTGGAGCGTCGGATTGCTGCGGTTCAGGAGGGTGGCCGCAGGCGTCGCATCCTCACCTCGGCCTCGAAGGGTCTTTGAGTGCTGGCCTCCCTGACAGCGTTCCGGCGGCGGGTCGGCGCCTTCATCGGCGGTTTCGAGGCGGGGCTCGCGAACCGGCGCCTCAAGGGGTTCCAGCCCAGCCGCGCCCACCTCAACACTCTGATTGCGGCGGCCGGGCCCGACATTACCGCACGCGCCCGCTGGCTCGTGCGCAACAACGGCTATGCGGCCAACGCCATCGAGAGCTGGGCCGGCAATGTGGTGGGCGCCGGCATCAAGCCGTCCTCGCTGATCGCCGACCCGCAATTGAAGGCGCGCGCGCAGAAGCTCTGGCTCGATTGGACCGACGAGGCGGATGCCGAAGGCTTCACCGATTTCTACGGGCTGCAGCGGCGGGCCGCGCGCGAAGTGTTCATCGCCGGCGAGGTGTTCTTTCGGTTTCGCCCGCGCCGGCCGCAGGACGGGCTCACGGTGCCCCTGCAACTGCAAATGCTCCCCTCCGAGATGCTGCCGCTCCGTCGCACCGAGGTCGCGCGGAACGGCAATGTCATCCGGCAGGGCATCGAGTTCGATCGCATCGGGCGCCGTGTGGCCTATCACTTCCTGCGCCGGCACCCGAGCGACATCACGGACCCTGGCCTTTCCGGCGAGACCGTCCGCATCCCCGCCGCCGAGATCATCCACGTGATCGATCCCGTGGATGCGGGGCAGCTCCGCGGCGTCTCCCGTTTCGCCCCCGCCATCGTGAAGCTGTTCCTGCTCGACCAGTACGACGACGCCGAGCTCGACCGCAAGAAGGTCGCGGCGATGCACGCGCTGTTCATCACGACGCCGGCGCCGGCCGAGCCGCTCGATGCCGCCGAGGGGCGCGATGAGAACGACGAGCGCACGCTCGACCTGCAGCCCGGCACGATCGTCACCCTGGAGCTGGGCGAGGAAGTGCAGACCTCTTCGCCCGCGGAATCGGGCCAGACCTATGAGCCGTTCCAGTACCGCACGCTCTTGCAGGTGTCGGCCGCGCTCGGCGTGCCCTATGCGTATCTCTCGAACGACATGCTCAAGGCGAACTATTCGAACTCGCGCCTGGCGCTGCTCGAGTTCCGCCGCCGCATCGAGGCCTACCAGCATGCCGTGATCGTCTGGCAGCTCTGCCGGCAGGTCTGGGCGCGCTGGATGGACACCGCAGTGCTCTCTGGTGTGCTCGCTCTGCCGGACTATGAGGAACGCCGGCGCGAGTATCTCGGCTGCACCTGGCTGCCGCCGAAGTGGGACTGGGTCGATCCCTTGAAAGATGCCCGCGCCGAGATCGAGCAGATCGAAGCGGGCCTCAAGAGCCGCACGCAGGCGCTCGCGGAGCGCGGCTACGACGCCGAGCAGGTCGATGCCGAGATCGCAGCGGACAAGGCTCGCGAGAAATCGCTCGGCCTGACATTCAGTTCGCAGGCGGTCCCAGCAATCGACGGGCAAACAGACCAATCACAAGCGGCGTAAGATGCTGACATCAATGACGCAAAAGCACCGTGCCCGCTAAGCCGCCCGCGGATGCACCCGCGCTTTGATCTTCTTGCCGATCCGATCGCGGGCAATTTCCAGGTCGTAGGTGGCCTGCATGCCGATCCAGAATTCAGCGCTGGTTCCGAAGTAGCGGGCAAGCCGCAGCGCCGTATCCGGCGTGATCGCGCGCTTGCCGTTGACGATCTCGCTGATGCGGATCTGCGGTACGCCGACGGCCTTGGCGAGCGCATACTGCGAAAGACCAAGCGGCTTCAGAAAGTCCTCGCGCAGAACTTCGCCGGGATGAGCTGGAGGAAAGTCCGCCATCGTTCAAATCTCCTCAATGGTAGTCGACGATCTCGACGTCGTAGGCGTCGCCGCCATGCCAGCGAAAGCAGATACGCCACTGGTCGTTGATCCGAATGCTGTATTGCCCTTTGCGGTCGCCGGCGAGGCGCTCCAGCCGATTCCCGGGTGGGGCGCGCAAATCGTCGAGGCTGCGGGCGTTGTGAATCTGCATCAGCTTCCGGTTCGCCGACTTCATAATGTCGTTCGGAACGCCCTTGACGAAACGGCGCTCCCAGGCCGCCTCGGCTGCAGCGTTCCGGAACGATTTGATCATCGACGGCTATACTAACGGACCGCGTTAGCTAACGCAAGACATAAGTATTCTTTTTTAAGCCCCGCAAGCCATCATGAACCTGCCACACATCGCGTCCCGGGTGTTCGGCACGCCGCTCTTGATCGCGCGCGCCAAGCTCGAAGTGATCCTCGGCGTGCTGGGGCCGCGGCTCGCGGGCGGCACCTTGGAGCCGCTCGAACCGGGAACCGACCCGCGGCCGCTCAGCTCGGTCACCGCCGAGAAGATCGCGGTCGTGTCGGTTATCGGCACGCTGGTGAGCCGCTCGGCCTATCTCGATGCCACGAGCGGGCTTGTATCCTATGGCGACATCGGCGACGCCATTGCCGGTGCGATGTCGGACCCAACCGTCCGCGGCGTCATCCTTGATGTGGACTCTGCCGGCGGTGAGGTCGGGGGGCTGTTCGATCTCGTCGATCGGATCCGCGCCATGCGCACGGCGAGCGACAAGCCGCTGTGGGCCGTCGCCAACGAGAGCGCGCTGTCGGCGGCCTATGCGATCGCGAGCGCGGCCGATCGGCTCTATGTCACGCGCACCGGCGAGGTCGGCTCGATCGGCGTGGTCGCAGTCCACGTTGATGAGAGCGGGGCGGACGCCAAGGCAGGGCTTGCCTGGACCTTCATTTTCGCGGGCGACCGCAAGGTCGACGCCAATGCGCATGAGCCGCTCTCGGAACGCGCCCGCACGACGATCCAGGCCGACGTCGATCGCCTCTACACCGAATTCTGCGCGCTGGTTGCCACGAATCGAGGCCTGAGCCCCGAAACCGTGCGCGGCACGAACGCCGCGATCTATCGCGGCGAACTCGCGATCCGCGCCGGCCTCGCCGACCGGCTCGGCACGCTCAATCTCGCCATCGCTGAGATGGCGGCCGAACTCGATCGCGCGGCACCCTCCCGCGCCCTCATCAACCCAACACTCAAGAGGAGCCTCTCCATGGCGACGAACGAAGCCGAACAGTTCCAGGATCAGCCGCTTGAGCCGCAGCCGGCCGCCGCTGCTCCGCCGGCCGTAACACAGGCTGCAGCGGATGCCGCGCCTCCGGCAGCACCGGCATTAAGTGTGGCGGAAGCGAAAGCGAATGATGAACGATTGCGCGCGGAGCTTGCCGAAGTTGTTGCGATTGCGGCGCAGGCGGCTCGGCTTGGGGTTGCGGTCGATGCCGCCGACGCCCTGAGAAAGGGCCTGAGCCCCGATGCGCTGCGTCGCTCGGTGCTCGAGGAGCTCGCCGCGCGGGCCGAGGCAACGAGCGTGATTGCTGCAGCACCTTCCGTTCCCACTGCTGGCGATAGCCCGATCGTACGGCGTGCACGCGAGCGCGCCGCGGCGGCTCGTGCCTGATCATTGAGAATTGACGGAGATTCAAGACCATGCCCACGCTGACCATGGCGCCGACGCTCGGCGACCTGCTCAAGTACGAGCTCAACGGCAACTACAATCGCGAGACCGTGACGCTCAAGGCCGGCACGAACTACGCGCTCGGCTCGGTGCTCGGGAAAATCATCGCCTCCGGTAAGTATCGCCTTTCACCTGCATCCCAGGTCACGGGCGACGAGGGCGCAGAGACCGCCGTCGCGGTTCTGATCGAGGCGGTCGACGCCACCGCCGCCGATGCGGCCGGTCTCGTCATCGCCCGCGGCCCCGCAATCGTGTCCAAGGCCGCGCTCGTGTTCGATCCGTCCGTCGACCAGGCGGCCGAGAAGACCGCCAAGCACGCCCAGCTTGCCGCCGCCGGCATCGTGCCGCGCGACACCGCCTGATCGCTTCCTGAACTTCCCGAACCTCCCTGCCTCCACCTCTGTGCCGGACTTGGCTTCGATGGACATCCATCGGGGCCCGGTCCCCTTTTTAGGAGACCCGACCATATGGCCCCGATGATCAATCCCTTCGACGCGGGCGGCTACTCGCTCGCCGAGATGACCCAAGCCATCAACATCCTGCCCAACGTCTACACCCGGCTCGGCGAGCTCGGCCTGTTCCGCTTCGAGGGCATCACCCAGAGGAGCGTCATCATCGAGCAGGCCGAGGGGGTGCTGAACCTGCTCCCCACCGTGCCGCTCGGCGGGCCCGCCACCGTCGCCAACCGCGACAGTCGCTCCATGCGCTCGTTCACGGTGCCGTGGATTCCCCATGACGACGTGATCACGCCGCAGGACATCCAGGGCGTGCGCGGCTTCGGCGTCGCCGATGCCGCCGACCCGCTCGCGACCATCATGGAACGCAAGCTCATCCGCATGCGCGCCAAGCACGCCCAGACCCGCGAGTACATGGAGGTCAATGCGCTGCGCGGCGTGGTCAAGGATGGGGCCGGCATTCAACTCTACGATTACTTCGCCGAGTTCGGCCTTGCCCAGCAGTCGGTCGACTTCGTGCTCGGCACGGCCGGCACGAATGTGCAGGCCAAGTGCCGCGAGGTGCTGCGCGACATCGAGACCGAGCTCAAGGGCGAGACCATGACCGGGGTACTGGCCCTGGTCAGCCCCGGCTTCTTCGACAAGCTGATCGGCCATGCCAAGGTCGAGGACGCCTACAAGTACTTCTCCGCGACCGGCGCGCAGCCGCTGCGCGAGGACACGCGACGGCGCTTCCCCTTCTCCGGCATCGTGTTCGAGGAATACAACGCCACCGTCACGCTCTCGACCGGCGCGACCGAGACGCTGATCCCGGCGAACGAAGGCATCGCCTTCCCGCTCGGCACCATGGACACCTTCGTCACCTACGGGGCGCCCGCGAACCTGATCGAGACCGTCAACACGGTTGGCCTGCCGATCTATGCCCGCCAGATCGCCCGCCAGGACGGCAGCGCCATCGACGTGAAGACGGAAGCCTCGCCGCTGCCGGTCAACAAGCGGCCTCGCCTGGCGGTGAAGATTCTCACCAGCAACTGAGTGATGGACGCGTTTGCGGTTGCGACCGACGCACTGTTCGCCGACCCGAACATCGCAACGGATGCCATCTGGCGCGCGGGCGGCGTGGGCGCGGGCATTGCCGTCCGTGTCGTCAGGCGACGCCCGGACCAGGTGGTCGGCTTCGGCGACAGCCGTGCAGTGCTGCCGACGCTCCTGGTAGATGTGCGCCGCTCGGAGGTCGCCGAACCTGCGAGCGGCGACACGGTCGAGATCGACGGCGAGACCTTCGAAGTCATCGCCGCCCCGATCATCGACAGCGTGCGGCTGATCTGGACCTGCGAGGCTGCGGCTGCGGCGTAATCATGCGCTTCACGCTCAAGACTGACGACCTCGCCAAGGGGCTGAGCGAGGCGGAAGGCGACGCGGCGCGCTCGGTCACCCGCGCCATGCGCGCGGTGTCGGAAGGCCTCAAGGCTGATCTGCGCGCCGACGTGGTCGATGCGGGCCTTGGCCAGCGTCTTGCTAACACCTGGCGCGGCAAGACTTTCCCCGAGAGCGGGGCGAGCATCGAAGCGGCTGCCTTCGTGTGGTCGAAGGCGCCGAACATCGTCGATGCCTTCGACCGTGGCGTGACGATCCGCTCGCGTCATGGGTTCTGGCTCGCCATCCCGACGCCGGCGGCGGGCAAGACTGGCCTCAACCCGACCGGCGCGCGCAAGCGGATCACGCCGGGCGGTTGGGAACGGCGCACCGGCATGCGGCTGCGTTTCGTCTATCGTCGCGGGCGGCCGTCGCTGCTCGTGGCCGACGAAGCACGCATGACGAGGCGGGGCCTCGCAGCCAAAAGCCGAAGCAAGAGTGGGCGTGGTCAAGTAACAGCCATCATCTTCCTTCTCGTTCCACAGGTGACGCTCCGAAAACGCCTCGACATCGAGGTGACCGCCACCCGCTGGGCCGCCCGCGTGCCGGGCCTGATCGCAAGCCATTGGAGATGACGCTGCCGTGAGCAAGCGCGAGCAGGTGATCGAGGCCGTCGTTGCGATGGTCGTGACAGCGCTGCCGGCGGCGAAGGTCGAGCGCAACGCGGCAAAGCCCGAGCGCATCCCGCCGGGCGGGCTCGTCATCGTGCGCGACGGCGATCCGGGCGAGCCCGAGGTGATGCTCTCGCCGTTGACGTATCTTTATACGCATCGCATCCCGCTCGAGGTCGCCGCGCGCGAGAGCGGCACGCAACCGCGCGAAGACGCGCTCGATGCGATGCTCGCGGCGATCGGCGCGGCGGTTGCCGCCGACCGCACGCTCGGTGGTCTCTGCGACTTCTTCGAGGCCGAGGCGCCGGCCACAGCCGATATCGAAGCCTCGGGCGCACAACCGGTTCGATGGGCCGACGCCGCGCTCATCGCCAGTTACGGCACGCCCGATCCGCTGAACTGATTCCTGTCAATTCGGGAGGTATTCCATGGCACGCGCAAGGGGCGCCAACGCCATCATGGCCGCGGCGTTCGAAACCACCTATGGCACGCCGCCTGCAGGCGGCTACTTCAAGCTCCCGTTTGTCTCCTCGGCGCTCGGCGAGGAGCAGAACCTGATCGAAAGCGATCTGCTCGGGCTCGGCCGCGAACCCTTGCCGCCGAGCAAGGATGTCGCCAACAACGAGGGCGAGGTGGTGGTGCCGGTCGACCTGCGCAACTTCGGCTACTGGCTCAAGCTTCTGCTCGGCGCGCCCATTACGACAGGGACCGGTCCGTACATCCACACCTTCGTCTCGGGCGCGCTCGCGCTGCCGTCGATGGCGATCGAGATCGGGCTCCCCGACGTGCCGAGCTACGGCATGAATTTCGGCGCCCGCGCGAATTCCATGAACATTCAGATGCAGCGCTCGGGGCTTCTCAACGCGACCATGGGCCTGATCGCGCAGGGCGAGACGCGATCCGCCTCCTCCGGCGCCGGCACGCCGTCGGAGGCTGCGATCGAGCGCTTCTCGCAAGGGTTGGGCGCGATCAATCGCAACGGTGTTGCGCTCGGCAATGTCGTGTCGGCGGAGCTTTCTTATTCCAACAATCTCGACAAGGTGGAGACGATCCGCCCCGACGGCCGGATCGAGGACGCAGAGCCCGCGATGGTGGCGGCGACCGGCAATGTGGTCGTGCGATTCGCCAATACGACGCTGCTCGATCAGGCGATCGACGGCACGGCCTGCGAATTGTCCTTTGGCTGGGAGATCGATCCCGACCGCTCGCTTCTGTTCACGCTGCATGAGGTCTATCTGCCGCGACCGAAGCTGCCGGTCAGCGGCCCGGGCGGCGTGCAAGCGACCTTCGCCTTCCAGGCCGCCAGGGACCCGGCGCTCAACAAGACCATGACCGCGGTACTCGTCAACGACGTGCCGACCTATTGAGGCAACGATGCTCAAGCTTTCCATCGATCGCGAGCCGTTCTGGCTCGACGTGATGCCGGGCGTGCGCCTCAAGCTGCGGCCGGTGACGGTTGCCGCGATTCTTGCCGCACGCGCGGCGGCCGCCGAGGTGCTGCGCAAGGGCGGCGAGGATGCGGAGACGCGGGCGAGCTTTGCCTTCACGCGCGCGCTTGCGCGGTTCGGCATCGTCGAATGGAAAGGCATCGGGGACAAGGACGGCAACCCGATCACGCCTTCGACGGAGGCGATCGACGCGGCGCTCGAATGCTGGCCAGTGTTCGACGCGATCGACCGGCTCTACGTCGCGCCGGTCCTGCTGCAGGTCGAAGAAAAAAACGCCTGATCGTCCTCGCCGAATGGCATTTCGGCGGGGGCGCCGGCTACTGCGCCGCATGTCCCACGACATGCGCGAAATGTCCTTACGTCCTCAACGCCCCGCGCACGCCCGATGGCGTCGCGGCCTGGGAGGCGATCCGGCGTTGCTCGGGTCAGGTCCGCGCCGCGGCGGGCGGAGTCTATGCGCTCGATTTCGGCGCGGTGCTCATGCTGGCGCATGCCATGGGCGCGCTCAATCCGTTGCTCGTCGAGGTGCTAGCAGAGATCGAGCCCATCGTCGTGCGGGCGTACTCCAGTCTAAAGGAGCGCGATCAATAGCAGTGCGATGCCGGCCTCGGAGACATTCCAGATGAGCGAGCGGACCAGTGGTATACCGAAAGCGTAAAGGGGCAAGTAGACCACCCGCGCCCAGAAGTAGAGCTGCGCACGCCAGAACGTCAGAGCATTATGTCGCCCCGTGGCGTGCGCCACCAGCACGGCGGCTGCGAGGAACGGGAATGTCTCACCAAAGTTTGCCGCGGCTCGTCCCGCGCACTTGCAGTCCAGCGATAGCCTCACCGCCAGCTTTTTGCGTGCGAGGCGAGAACGATATGCACGAAACCGAGCACGATGCTCAGCGCAAGTATCTGCAATTCGATGGTCATCATGGCGTGCGCCAAGGGCTGCTCTTCGATTGACGACAGGAGATGATCGTCGCATGGCCTTGACGATCACCGCAATCACGGTCGCCGCCGTCCAAATGTCACGAGCGATGACAAGGATGTTGTAGAGATCGCGGAGGCGCTTGTACGCCGCTTCCTGAGCGCGATCTTGCCGGATCCCGATTGACCCGCTGATGCCAATGCGGAGCAACCCGGCTGGAGCAGGCCGCCATCATCGCATTCACTTTCCGGATCGAACCGTCCGCCCGCTGCGCGCGGACGGTGCACGCAAGGTGCGCTCGACCCAATCGTGGGCGAAAGGATGCAGCGTCGCATAGGCGCGCCAGACCGCCTCCGCCCAGGAGCGCACAGCTTGCGCATAAGCGTCCGGGCTGTCGGCATCGCGCACGTCGGCGATGGTGAGTGCGCCGCGGAAGGCAGGCACAGCGGGCCGCTCCAACTGCGGTGCACCGTCGAGCAGGCGTTGCAGACAACGGCTTCCGCTCGCAGCGTCTGCGCCATGTTCGAGGATGAGGCACAGGCTTACCAAATGGGCGGCGAGCGACTTCGCGGAGCGGCAGTATCGGTCCGGGTGCTGCAGGCAGTAGGCATCGATCATCAGCCGGTGCACGCGGAAATAGCGCAGATCCTCGAAATCGCGAGCCGACAGACCGTGCAGGATCGCCTCGCAACCGCGCGCGCCGCTCGGCACGGCGAGGCCACAGCCATCGCATCTTTCGATCATTTCGGCGGCATCGGCCATGGGCGACGGTCTCAGGAACGAAACAGGTAGCCTATGCTGCGTTTTGGGACGTAGGGAGGCAAGGTCGGACAGGGGCGTGCCGCCGACGGCCTCGTCAAGTGAAGCTTTCGCAGAGCACTGACTGTTTCGCGTTGGCAGGTGCCGCTTGCCGCCCATCGACCGTGTGCCCTCAGCCGCCAGCGCTCTCTAGCCTCGACCGAACCTGACGCATCATGGCCACCACGCAGGTTTCGATCCGCCTCAACATCGAGGGCAAGGCGGAGGTCAAGCGCGCCTTCGACGAGGTCGCGACGAGCGGGACCGCCGCGTTTCGTGGCATCGCCTCCGCGATGGACGCAGCGGGCGCCGCCACCGACCGCGAGACGCAGCGCCTGCAGCGGTTGGTGCAGGTGGCAAAGCAGGCCGCGGCCGCCGAACAGGCGCAGCGCGGCTTCAATCAGATTCTCGGCGTCCGGGCCGAGCCACCGAAGTCGGCGCGCGAATCGGCGGCGGTCTTCGAGGAAGCCGCCAAAGCGGCAGAAAACCTCGAACGGCGAACCGAGGCGCTGCGCACGCAGATCGATCCGCTCGGCGCCGCACAGAAGAAGCTCAATGCCGAGCTTGGCGAGGCCGACGCGCTCTTCAAGGCGGGCGCAATCAGCGCCAAGGAGCAGGCCGCGGCGCATGCGCTCGCGCGGGCGCGGTTCGAGGCAACCGCGAAAGCGCTCGGCGCGGTGGGTGGTCAATCGCGGTTGACGTCCTATCAGCTGGCCAACCTGTCATATCAGTTGCAGGACGTTGCCGTTTCCCTTGCATCCGGCCTTCCCGCATGGATGGTGCTGATCCAGCAGGGCTCGCAGATCTCCCAGATCGTTGGCCCGGTTGGCTTGACCGGCGCCATGAGAAGCCTCGGTTCGGCGCTCGCGTCGATCCTCACCCCCGCGCGGCTCGCGGGCGGCGCGATTGCGGCGATCGCCATCGGCGCCGCGGCCGCCTGGAACGCCTGGTTCGAGAGCCAGCGCAACGTGATGATCGCGCTCGCCGGCGCGGGACGGATCGCCGGCGCGACGGTTGGCGACATCAACCGGATTGCCGAGGCAGGTGCGGCGGCCGGCAGGGTGTCGGTTGCGGCCGCGCGCGAGATGGCGGCGGAACTGGCGCGCACCGGCAGGATCGGCAAGGAGCTCTTCGGCGATCTGATCGGAATCGCCAAGGACTACGCCACGACGGTCAACGCAGACCTCGGCGATGCCGTCAAGCAGCTCGCGCAGGCGTTCGCCGACCCGGCGCGCGGCGCCGAGACGCTCAACAATCAGCTCGGATTTCTCGACGACCGTACCCGGCAGTACATTCGTCGGCTCGTCGAGCAGAACGACCGCACCGCCGCGCAGCGCGTCCTGCTCGAGGCCATGCGCGGCAGTCTCGCCAATACCGAGCAGGCCACCTCCGCGCTCGGTCGCGCCTGGGATGCGGTCAAGCGCGCGGCGTCGAATGCCTTCGACGCGCTCGGCCGCGCCGTCGATCGCGCGACCGGTGGCGGTACGGCGGAAGAGCAGCTTGCGGCCATAGAACGCCGGATCGCGGCGCTCTCGCGCGGCGGTGGCGCGCCGACGCGGGTGCTGAATGAGCTTCGGCGGCAGGCCGACGAATTGCGCGCCAGAATCGCCGAGGCGCGCCGGCAGGCCGACCTTGGCCGTATCGAGGCGGAAGCGCGTGAGCTGTCGCTCCGGGTCGGCGAGGCCGTGCGCGATATCGTCCCCGGCACGGAGACGATCAGGCACCTCGAGGCCGTCCGCGGATCGCTCGGGCGCCTGCTCGAAGACCCGCTCGCGGCAAAGCATGTCGGCAACCTGCGCGATGTCGAGGATGCCTATCGCCGTGTCACACAGGCGCTCGAAAGTTACCGGGGCGCGAATGCGCGCTTCCTCGATCCGTTCGAGCGAAAGCTCCGCCTGCAACAGATCGAGATCGCGCTCATCAACGCGACGACGCCGGCGCAAAAGGCGGCGCTCGAAGCCGAGCGGACACGCATTGAGCTGATCGGCCAGGCGATCACGCCCGAGCAGCAGACGCTCGCCATCGCCCAGGCCCGCAACCGCGTGCTCGCGGAAGCGTCCCGGTTCGTCCGTGACTACGCGCGCGATCAGCAATTCGCGATCGAGCAGACGCAGGCGGAGATAAACTTCGTCGGCCGAAGCGTTGAAGAAAAGGACAAGTACATCGCCCGGCTCCGGGCCGAACAGGACCTGCGCCGGCAGGGGATTTCGGTAGCGAACGCCGAAGGGCAACTGATCCTCGCCAATGCCGAACGCCAGGCCGCGCTCAACGCTGAGCTCGACCGCGCGCGGGAGCTGATGCAGGGCTGGCAGGGCGTCTTCGAAACCTCGATGAACCGGTTTGCCGACCTGTTGGCGCAGAGCAAGCTCGACTGGAAGTCCTGGGCCGACGCCGCGCGCGCCGCGATCATCGACATCAACAAGGAGATCATCAAGCTCGCGCTGATCAATCCGCTCAAGAACTTGCTCTTCGGCACCAATGTGCCGACCTTGGAAGGCGCGGGTGGCTTGATCGGCGATCTATTCAAGGCATTCAGGTTTCACGACGGTGGTGTCGTCGGTCTTGCCGGCGCGCCGGCGCTCGCGCCGGCCGCGGCCTTTGCCCGCGCGCCGCGGTTTCACGACGGGGTGTTCCTCAAGCCCGACGAGGTGCCGGCGATCCTGCAGCGCGGCGAGCGCGTGCTCTCGCGCGATGAGGCGCGCCGTTACGAGCGCGGCGGCGGCATGGGCATGCCGGTCGTCAACGTCACGATCCAGACGCCGAGCCCGGCCGCGTTCCAGGCAAGCCGCACCCAGGTCGCAGCCGATCTTGCGCGTGCTGTGCGGCTCGGCATGCGTGGAATGTAAAGGGCATGCCACAACCGTTTCTCGATATTGCGTTCCCGCCATTCGTTGCGCGCGGGGCGACTGGAGGGCCGACGTTCTCGACCAATGTCGTCACGCTCGCCTCCGGCGCCGAGCAGCGCAATGTGCTCTGGGCGAACGCACGCGGGCGGTGGAACATCTCGACGGGCATCCGCACCCGCGCGCAGATGCTCGAAGTCATCGCGTTCTTCCACATCGTGAAGGGGCGCGGCTACTCGTTCCGGTTCCGCGACTGGAACGACTATCAGGCCTCCGACGTGCCAATGGTCGAGGTCAGCCCAACCGTGTGGCAGCTCGTCAAGCGCTACACCATCGCCGGCTTCGAGCACGTCCGGACCATCACCAAGCCCGTGCCCGGCACCGTGACGATCGAGGTGAACGGCACGCCCGTCACGCCTGCCGACATCGACCACCTCACTGGCCGGGTCACCTGCGCCTCGCCACCCTCGGCGGCGCCGAACGCGTCGTTCGAGTTCGACGTGCCGGTGCGCTTCGACACCGACCACCTGCCGATTCAAGACAATGCCTGGGACCAGCAGGTCGTCTCGCAGATTGATCTCGTGGAAGTACGCGAATGAAAGCGCTTTCCTCCGGCCTTGCTGCTCATCTTGCCGGTGGGGTCACGACCTTGTGTCGATGCTGGCGGCTTGCGCGCAAGGACGGCACGGTCATGGGCTTCACGGATCATGACCGCGATATCGTCTTCGACGGTGTCACCTATCAGGCGGCCACCGGCTTCGCAGCGTCGGCAATCGAGGATCAGTTGGGCTTGGCTGTCTCCAATCTCGATGTCGATGGCGCACTGAGCTCGACCGCAATCACGGAAACGGATATCCATGCGGGGCGTTACGACGATGCCGAGGTGACCGTGTTCCTGGTCAACTGGGCGGACCCGGACGAACGCGTGGTGCTGCGCAAGGGCTTTCTTGGGCAGGTCGAACGCGGAGATGTTGCCTTCAAGGCCGAACTGCGCGGACTTGCTTCTCGTCTCGACCAAGCTGCCGGCCGGGTCTTTCAGCGCACTTGTCCGTGGGAGCTCGGCGACGCGCGCTGCGGGGTCAATCTCGACGCGCCGGCGCACCATGGCACCGGAACGGTCGCGCAAGCTTTCGATGCCTTCGACTTCACCGCGACCGGCCTCGACAGCTTCGCGGCCGGGGTCTTCTCCCGCGGAAAGCTCACCTGGACGTCCGGCGCCAACACGGGCCTTGCGGTCGAAGTGAAGGCGCACGCCTCCGCGGGCAGCGTCGCGCGTATCTCGCTGTTCCTGCCGGCGCCCGAGCCGATCACAGCCGGCGACACGTTCTCGATCACCGCGGGCTGCGACAAGAGTTTCGAGACCTGCCGCAACCGCTTCGACAACGTCCTCAACTTCGGCGGCTTTCCGCACATCCCCGGCAACGACTTCGTCCTCTCCTATCCGACGCAAGGGAGCGACAATGACGGGGGTAAACTCGGTTGACCGCGCTCGCATCGTCGCCGAGGCGCGGAGCTGGATCGGCACGCCCTACCACCATCAGGCAAGCGTCAAGGGTTTTGGCTGCGACTGCCTCGGCCTCGTGCGCGGCGTGTGGCGCGCGCTCCATGGCGAGGAGCCGGAGGCGATCCCACCCTATTCGCGCGACTGGGCGGAAGCCGGCGGCCGCGAAACGCTCGCCGAGGCGGCCGCGCGCCACCTGCGCTGGTCGTCGCCGAGCTGCATGCTGCCCGGCGACGTATTGATCTTTGCGCTCAACGAGCGCGCGCCGGCCAAGCACTGCGCGATCCTGACCGAGCCCGATCGCATGGTGCATTCCTACGAACGCCACGCAGTCGCGGAGGTCTCGCTCACGCCGTGGTGGCGCCGGCGCCTCCGCTTCGTATTCTCGTTTCCAGGCTGCTGAATGGCGACGCTTCTCCTGACCGTCGGCGCGAGCGCGCTCGCGACGAGCGCGGGGCTCGGCACCTTCGCCGCGCTCGGCCTTAGAACCGCGGCGGTGCTCGCCGGCAGTTTCATCGACAATCGCCTGTTCGGCCTTGGTGGCGGAAATCAGCACATCGAGGGGCCGCGGCTCGATAATCTGCAAGTGCAGGCTTCGACCGAAGGCGCGCCGCTCCCGGAGGTCGCTGGCCGCGTACGGCTCGCCGGTCAGATCATCTGGGCCACCAAGTTTCGTGAAGTCGCGACCACCACCACGCAGGAAATGGGCGGCGGCAAGGGCGGCGGCGGTAGCACCGTCACGCAGACGACCTACGCCTATTTCGCCAACTTCGCGGTGGCGCTGTGCGAAGGTCCGATCGACCGGGTCGGACGCATCTGGGCCGACGGAAAACCGCTCGATACCGCCAACATCGTGATGCGGGTCTATCGCGGCACGGCTGACCAGGTGCCCGACCCGCTGATCGAGGGCGTCGAAGGTGCCGGCAACGCGCCGGCCTATCGGGGGACGGCCTACGTGGTGTTCGAGAACCTCGCGCTCGAAAAATTCGGCAACCGCATTCCGCAGCTCAACTTCGAGGTCTTCCGCCGCGTTTCCCCAAGCGACGGCACCGGTGTCGAGGATCTCGTCAAGGCGATCACGATCATCCCGAGCTCGGGCGAGCGGGTGTACGATCCCATCGTGCACACCCGCGATCTCGGCGGCGGCGCGAGCGCTCCGGAGAACCGGTTCGCCGGGAGGGAGAGCGCGGACTGGACGGTCGCCATCGACGACCTCGAGGCTTCGCTGCCGAACGTGAACACGGTCCTGCTCGTCGTCGGCTGGTTCGGGGACGATCTGCGGGTTGGCGCCTGCACCGTGCGGCCGAAGGTCGAGGTGCCGAACAAGACGACCGCTCCCTACGCCTGGCAGGTGCACACCCTGACGCGCGCGGCCGCGCAGCTCGTGAGCACCGTCGATGGCCGGCCGGCCTATGGCGGCACGCCGTCCGATGATTCGGTCGTGCGGGCGATCCGCGATCTCAAGGCGCGCGGACTGTCGGTAATCTTCTATCCGTTCCTGCACATGGACATTCCGGCCGAGAACACGCTGCCCAATCCTTGGACCGGGAGCATCGGTCAGCCGGCTCATCCCTGGCGCGGGCGCATCACCTGCGACCCGGCGCCCGGGCAGCCGGGCACCGTCGACCAGACTGCCGCCGCAGCCGCGCAGGTCGCAAGCTTCTTCGGCACGGTGACGCGCAATCAGGTCAACGTCTCGGTCAATCCATCCACCAACGCGGTGACCACGACCTACACGGGTCCCGCCGAATGGAGCTACCGCCGCTTCATCCTGCACTGCGCGCGGCTCTGCGCCGCGATCAACGCCGTCGATCCGGGCGCGGTCGACGCCTTTCTGATCGGCTCCGAGCTGCGCGCGCTGTGCGCCGTGCGCGACAGCGCGACCCACTTCCCGGCGGTGGATCATCTCAAGGCGCTCGCAACCGATGCCAAGGCGATCCTGGGGTCGGGCGTGAAGGTCGGCTATTCCGCCGACTGGTCGGACTACAACCGCTATCAGCCGGGCGGCGACGAACTCTTCTTCCATCTCGATCCGCTCTGGGCCGACCCGAACGTCGATTTCGTCGGGGTGGACGTCTACGTGCCGCTCTCCGACTGGCGCGACGGCAACGCGCATCTCGACGCGCTCGCGGGCCACGCCTCGATCTACGACCGCGATTATCTGCAGGCGAACATCGAAGGCGGCGAGTTCTACGACTGGTTCTACGCATCGCAAGCCGACCGCGATGCGCAAGTTCGCACGCCGATCACCGACGGCGCCTACGGGAAGCCGTGGGTCTGGCGCGCCAAGGACTTCCGCAATTGGTGGCTCAACCCGCACTACGACCGGCCCGGCGGCGTCGAGAATGCGACGCCGACCTCCTGGGTGCCGCAATCGAAGCCGATCTGGTTCACCGAGTTCGGCGTCCCGTCCGTGGACAAGGGGAGCAACCAGCCGAATGTCTTCTATGATCCCAAGTCGTCGGAGAGCTTCTTCCCGTACTATTCGCGCGGCACGCGCGACGACCTGATCCAGCGCCGCGCCATCGAGGCGATGCTCTCCTACTGGTCCGGCGCCAACAATCCGGTCTCGACCGCCTACGGCGGGCCGATGATCGAGCGGATCGCGGTCTGGACCTGGGACGCCCGACCCTATCCCGCCTGGCCGGCGCGCACGGATGCCTGGAGCGACGGCTCGCACTGGCCGGTCGGCCACTGGCTCAACGGCAAGATCGGCCTTGCCGATCTCGGCGCGCTGGTCGCCGAGCGCTGCCAGCGCGTCGGCTTCACGACCGTCGATGTGAATGCGCTCGCCGGTGTCGTGGTGGGTTATGTGCGCGACCGGCCGATGTCGCCGCGCGCCGAGATCGAGATGCTGATGTCCGCTTTCTCCTTCGACGCGGTTGAAAGCGAAGGTCTGATCCGTTTCGTGCCGCGCGGCCGCAATCCGGTAGCCGAGGTCGCGCGGGATGCCTGCGTGCTGCCCGACCAGGGCGACGTCATCGCGCTGGCCCGTTCCCAGGAAATGGACCTGCCGGACGTGGTGTCGGTGACCTTCATCGACGGGGCCGCGGACTACGCATCAGGCACGATCTCGGCGAGTCGCCTTGCCGGCTATTCCGAGCGCAAGAGCGATGCAAGCTTCGCGCTGGTCATGGATTCAACCCAGGCGCAGGCAATCGCCGACCGGATGCTCGCCGAAGCCTGGATCGGCCGCGAGACCGCGCGCCTTGCGTTGCCGCCATCCTCGGTTGCCTTCGATCCGGGCGACGTGATTGCCCTCGTGATCGATGAACGTCCGCGTGCCTTCCGCATCGACCGGATTCGCGATGCGGGCGCGCGCGAGATCGAGGCACAGCGCGCCGAAGCCGCCGTCTATGGCCCGCCGCTCCCCGGCATCAAGCCGCCGTCAATCGGCACGCCGCCCGTTTATGGCGCGGCGGTCCTGCGCATAATGGACCTGCCGCTCCTGCGCGAGACCGACGTGCCATGGGCGCCCTATGCGGCGGCCTCCGCATCGCCCTGGTCCGGCATCGTCGTGCTCGACAGCGCGACCGGCACCGGCTTCGCGCTCGACACCACGCTCCCGGTCCGCGCAACCATGGGCGAGACGCTTGCCCCCTTCGGCGCCGGTCCTACTGCCTATTGGGACCGCACGAACGTTCTTGCGCTCAAGCTCTATGCCGGCGAGCTCGCGAGCCGCTCCGAGGACGACATCCTCGCCGGCGGGGTGAACGCGCTCGCCATCCAGAACCCCGACGGCGACTGGGAGATCGTCCAGTTCAGCCAGGCGGAGCTCGTCGGAAGCGCTACATATAATGTGTCGCAGCTCCTGCGCGGGCGGCTCGGTACCGAGCACGCCATGCGCTCGCCGCTGCCTGCCGGCGCGCCCGTGGTGCTGCTCGATGGTGCGATTTCCCAGCTGCAGACGACGCTCGCCGAACGCGGTCAGACGCGCTTCTACCGCTGGGGGCCGCCCGGGATCGATCTATCGGACCCCGCCTGGCAGCAGGCGACCTTCACTGCCCGCGCGGTCGCGCTCATGCCCTGGGCGCCGGTCCATGTCCGCGGCTCGCGCAACGGCGCGGGCGATCTCACCATCACGTGGGTGCGGCGCACCCGCCTCGGCGGCGTGTGGGCGGACGGCACGGATGTGCCGCTCAACGAGGAGAGCGAGCGCTACGAGATCGACATCCTCGACGGCGCTGGCGCGGCGAAGCGCACCATTGCCGTCACCGCGCCAGCGGCGACGTACACCGCCGCCCAGCAGATCGTGGACTTCGGCGCGGTCCAGTCCTCGCTCGCAGTGAAAGTCTATCAGCTTTCCGCCACCGTTGGCCGCGGCCGGCCCGCGGCGGCCACACTCTGAGGTTCGACCAATGCCCACACCCAATCTCGGTCTGCCCTTCATCGCCCAGGGGCAGGCGCAGAAAGAGGTCACGCATAACGAGGCGCTGCGCATCCTCGACACGCTCGTCCAGCTCGCCGTGCTCGACCGCGATCTTTCTGCACCGCCCGCTTCACCTGGCGAAGGGCACCGCTGGATCGTCGGAGCGTCGCCTTCGGGCGCCTGGGCGGGTCACGCGAGTCATATTGCTGCCTGGCAGGACGGCGCCTGGCAGTTCAGCGTGCCGAAGATCGGCTGGCTCGCCTACGTCATCGATGAAAGCGCGCTGCTCGCATGGGATGGCAGTGCCTGGGTCGCGGCCTTTGAATTCGCACTCGACAATCTCAGCCATCTTGGCGTCAATACGAGCGCCGATGCCAACAACAGGCTGGCGGTGAAGAGCAACGGAGCGCTCTTCTCGCACGATGACGTCACGCCCGGCACGGGCGACATGCGCATCAATGTCAACAAGGCCGCCGCGAACAAGGACGCAAGCTTCGTCTTCTATGACGCCTGGAGCCCGCGCGCCATGTTCGGGCTGCTCGCCGACGACGACTTCGCGCTCAAGACATCGCCGGACGGCGCGAGCTTCTTCAACGCGGCGCGCTTCTTCAATTGGTGCGGCCGCGCCGACGTGCGCGATTCAGCCCGCCGCCGCTATGTCGAGTGGTTCCCCAACGTCAATACCACGACCCTCAACGCCCAAGGGCTGACGACGACCATCACCGGCACCGCCACCGCCGCAGCGCTCTCCAGCGTCAGCATGTTCGCGCAGAGCCCGCGGCTGATCTTCGCCTCCGCTGCTGCGGCTGGTTCATCGGCTGGCGTCAACGGCGCGCAGCTCATCGTCTGGCGGGGCAACAGCGGCGACCGTGGCGGGTTCTATCTCCTGATGCGCTTCGGCTGGGAGACGCCGCAAGCGCAGGGCCGCTGCTTCGCGGGACTGCGCGGCTCGACCGCGGCGATCGGCAACGTCAATCCGAGCACGCTCACCGATATCATCGGGATCGGCTTCGACTCCGGCCAGACCACGATGCGCATCCTTTCCAACGATGCCTCCGGCACCGCGTCCGCCATCGACCTCGGTGCGAACTTCCCCTCCAACCAGGGGCATGACTTCTACGAGCTGATGCTCTCTTCCGAGCCGGGTGGCGGCGAGGTGAAATGGCGCGTCGAGCGGCTCAACAGCGGCCACATCGTGACGGGCACCATCAACGCGGATTTGCCCGCCGCTGGCACGTTCCTCACCCCGCATCTGTGGGGCAACAACGGAACGACCGCCGCCGCCGTCCAGATCGCCCTTCACACCATGTATCTGGAAAACGCAAGCCTCTACGGCTCGCGCGGCTTCTGACGCGCCACTTTGGTCACGCTTCGAGCAAAGGACGTCCGCCATGACGCACCCCCGGTCGGACGAGGATCACGGTCGCATGACCCAAGCCGAAATCGAGGAACTGCTCGCCCGCGCCGCCGAGCGTGGCGCACGCCGGGCGCTCGCCGACGTCGGACTCGAAGGCAAGGAGGCCGCGCTCGATATCCGCGATCTGCGCGCGCTCCTTGAATGCGTGCGTCTCGTGCGCCGGACCGTGGTGCAGACCATCGTGCGGCTCATGACCACCGGCATCCTGCTCGCACTGCTCGCCGGCATCGCCATCAAGCTGAAGCTGTTCGGCAACGGCTCGTGACCTCGACGCACTCCACGACCGCTGCGGCCCGCCTCTCCGGCGGGCCCTTTCGTTTGGAGAACCACCCATGACCCCGAAATGGTATCAGATCGCGATGGCCGAACTCGGCCAGCAGGAGTTCGCCGGCACCACGCACAATCCGCGCATCGTCGAGTATCATCAGGCGACCGGGCTTCGCGCGCAGGACGATGAGACGCCCTGGTGCGGCGCCTTCGTCGCCTGGTGCCTCGGCGCGGCGGGTATTCCCTACGACAAGACGTCGGCCGCCTCGGCACGCGCGTGGCTCGATTGGGGACGCGCGCTGAAGCACCCGACCATCGGCTGCGTGGTGGTGTTCTGGCGTGGGCGCCGCGACGGCTGGCAGGGCCATGTCGGCTTCTATGCCGGACGCGATGCGCAGGGTCGCATCCTGGTGCTCGGCGGCAATCAGGGCAACGCCGTGAGCGTCCGCCCGTACTCGGCCGACCAGCTCCTCGGCTATCGCTGGCCCGAAAGCGTGCCGCTGCCGCCTGACATTCAGCCGCTGCGCCAATCGGGTGTCGTTCAGGGCAGCACGGTCGCCGCCGCAAGCGGTGCTGCGGTCGTTGCCGACTATCTGCCGATGCTCGTGAGCGACCTCGAGCGCGCCGACGGCCATCTCGAGGCCGGCACGCTCTTCGGAGTGGTCATCGGCCTGCTGATCATCGCCGGCGCCGGCTGGGCGCTGTGGCAGCGCATCCGCGCCGCGCGCGAGCTGCGCGATGGAGTAGCGCCATGATCTCTTGGCTTCTCTCGCTTCCCTGGATGCGACGGCTCGGTCTCTGGGCCGGCGCCGTCGTCGCTGCCGTCGCAGCCATTGCCGCCATCCGCCGGTCTGGCGAGCGCGCCGGCCGCCTCGAGGAACGTCTCAACCAACAGAAGGAAATCGCCGATGCCGAGCGTCGGATGCTGGATGCCGCGCGCGATCGCCCTCGTGATCGCGACGACCTTGCTCGCCGCCTGCGCGACGGCTCGTTCTGACCGGCCTACCGGCGTCGTCTGCCCGCCGGTCCCGGTCTACAGCAAACCGTTCCTCAAACGCGCCGCCGACGAACTCGAACGCCTGCCGGCCGGATCGGCGATCGAGCGGATGCTGGCCGATTACCAGGTCATGCGCGACCAAGCGCGCGCGTGTCGTTCTCCGTAGACGCGCCGCGAAGACCTGTTGGTGATGCCACGGGGGGCGTTGAGGCATGTTCATGAAATGCGTACCGTCAATGCTGATACCAATGTGGAGTAGCAGATTCTCAAGAGCGATCGGAGTACGGATGGCCGACATCCTGACACCGCAGGAGCGCAGCGCTCTTATGAGCCGCATCCGCGGCGCCAACACCAAGCCTGAGCTGTTCATACGACGGGCTCTCCACGGCATGGGCTATCGCTACCGGCTCCACGCTCGCGATCTGCCTGGGCGTCCAGACATCGTGCTCCGATCTCGGCGCACCGTCATTTTCGTGCATGGCTGCTTCTGGCACCGTCACGACTGCGGGCTCGCCTACGTTCCGAAGACTCGCCGCGAGTTCTGGCAGAGGAAGTTTGCCGCCAATGCGGAGCGTGATCGTCGGACCCGGGAGGAACTCGAAGCCAGTGGCTGGCGCGTAATCGTCGTTTGGGAATGTCAGCTCGCGAAACCCTCAGCGCTGTTAGCGCATCTGGCCAGGAAGCTTGGGCCTGCTGGTCGAGTCAGCAAGCCGGTTCGAGGCGGAACCAAGGTCACGCCTCCGAGGATAGGGAGCCGAACTCGCGTTCGAGCCAACGCCTGACAGCCTTGACATCGGCATGGCCATTCGCCCTGAGAAGTCCGACGATGTCCGCGGCGGCGATGACAATAATCGGGTGCTGATCCTCCTTGATTTCCTGGTACGCCTGAAGGTCGACGTAGCTTGTTGTGACGAGGATCCCGAACTGTCGATGGCGGAGCCTCGAAATCAGGCGGGACATCTCCCGGACGCCGACCGAGTTCGCGGGCCCATAGCATTTGGCCTCCAAGGCGAAATCCACCAGGATCGACCCGGGGCCTCGCCCCAGTCTCAGCTTTCCAACCGCGTCCCGGCCGCCATCGCGCGAGGGGCGCGTGAGATCGAGTTCCGCGATATCAGGCAGCATCATGCGTGCGATCGCGGCCGCGCACTTCTCGAAATCGTGCGGCCGTCCGGCAAAGAACTGCTGCAGGGCATGGACAATCTCGATCTCATCGGCATTCGAGGGAAGCTGCTCGGTCCTGGTGCGGTGCTCGATTGAACGAGTGGACTTGAGCGGGCGATAGCGTCCCTTTTCAATCCAGTCCGTCCAGGCGTCGGGTGCCAGCGGGCCGAGCGGTCGGCCCGCAATCACCTCTTCGATCCATGCCCGCCGCAGAACCGGGACATCGAGAATGGTGAACCGCGCACGGTAGTTCTGGAACCGCATGCCGCCTGCGGTTCTCCAGATCGCAACAAGGTCCTCAGCGATCTGTTGCTCGGAGGTTCCTGGCACTGCAAGCCCAAGGAACCTCACATCGCGCCATTCCCCGGTATTCGCAAACACAAGGATGGGCGGCACGCTCTTGCGACCGGCACCCGTGGAGTGTGCAGCGGCAAAGACCCGTCTCAGGAGTTCATTGCCGTTCCTCGGAGTGGCGTGAAGATCGCGCCCTGGCCTCTTATTGTCGCCGTAGTACGTAAAGACGCCGGTTTCGCGGTCCAGCTCGTCGGGCCAGTCTGGATCACTGAGGGTCGATGTAAGCACAACCATCTCAAGCGCGGCCAGGGTTCCGCGGTATCGAAAGCCGCCCATGTTGCCAACCTTGAGTAGACGCGGAAGGGGGTCGTCACCAGTCTTGCTACCAGCGCTGCGGTACACCGCATCGACATGAAGATCGGCTCTGCCAAGCTCACTGAACGAAACAGCTCTCTCCTCATCCCCCAT